CTGAAGAAGCGTGATGTCATGCCCCGATCCAGTTCCACCGCTGATCAAACGCAAGGTCAAAGTCTGTGCTGTACCTGAAGCATTCTTTACGAAAAGTTCGGCGCCCTGGTAGATAGAACCTGCTGAGATATCCACGATAGCAGTTCCGGAAAGGGAGGCGAATATTTGCGAGTCGACTGCGAGTTGCGACTTGGTATAGGTGACCGCGCCAGTGATGGGCAACACGTTTATGTCCGAAAATGTTCGTGCGTCAGTTACGGTATATGCGATAGTGCCTGCGGTGTTTACTGCCAAAACATAACAGAGAAGAATATCAGTGCCAGCTATAATTGACGGATTCACCGCAGGGCCTGGGTTAGCGATTGTTGAGCCAGCAATATTGACTATTGATGTCGACTGAGTACCAGGAGAGTACCTCATGACGGTAGCATAGGCCGTACGGAAGCCGGAAGCCGGAAGCGAAGGAATCGCGGTTGCTAATGGTCCGGCGCTAAGAACTGCAGTCCTGCCATTCATCACGCATACACCGTTTTGAGTTGCCACATTGCCTAACCCGTCAGCCGTACAGACAAGCCCAAGATCTTCACCAGGGATAACGCCAGCGGGGCGACCTGTAACCTGATTCATCCAGTCGGTAGTCTGGGATGAGCTGTAAGTCGGCGCCCCAGCCACCGCATCATAAGCAAAAGTCGTAATCGTTGCCATTTTATTTCCCTCCTATTCGAATTGCTATCTACCGCTGAACCGGTTATTCCAGCTCACTGTACAAACCCCCGAACCCTGAGTCAGATCCGAGAAAGTCAATTGATTGTTGCCAATATTCAAGTTCCAGAACGATGATCCGGCCACCAGCGAAGCCATCTGGTTTTGCGGCACTCCGCCGCTCGGATAGTAGACGATCGACTTCGAACCAAACTTGGTATTGATGATGAGGGTATCGCCGTTGTTGAGGGTCAGGTTCGATGAAATGAACTGCCCCGTTGTCGTGTTCGTGATGACCGGCACCTGAGACGGGCCAGTAATCGTGATCAGAACAGGAGTCACGGAATCGCCAGTATTGTTTGCCGCGACAGGGATTGAGCCGACATAGGTTCCAAACGTGATCGGGAACGTGATCGGGAACGTCAGTCCACCGACAACCAATGACATCATTGCCGAGCTACCGGCCGAAGAATACCAGTAGGGGTCATTGCAGTAAATCTGAATCTGGAAAACCTGGAATGGATCAGTCGCGAGTTTGTTCGGAAACTGCGCCTGAGCAATGATGCAAGTTGTCGTATAGGTTGCGTTGTCGTTGGTATAGGTCAGGACGCCTGGACCATTCTTAGGATTCAACGCCGAGAGAATGATGGCCCTATTCGTGAAGATCGAGCCGAGTTGCTGGATGTTGACGATCGCGCCAGTGACGACGATTGTCCGCGGCTCGAGCAGTGCATCTAGGTAGGTGGTTCCGTCCTGGTATGGAGCTTTCTGTTCTTGCAGATCAACCGTCGGCAGATCAATTCCATCCAGAGTGGTGATGAGGTACTTGTCGTCGAACAGGGTCACGGAGACCCCGAGAGGGTTAGTGTAGACGAGTTTTCTCATAGCACACCCTGGAAGGCCATACTGCGTGCAATAGCCTGCGCCTGGCGCAATGTGGCGCCGACGCTCGAGCTATCCATTTTGCCAATGTTGAACTGCAATGTTGTTCCTTTGCCATGGCCCATGAGTTTGGCCGTACTGGCTGCGTCGAGAACGGCGCTTCCCTGTGCGAGAGTGTGGACGCCGGGCGACATGACGAGCTCAGGGCCGGCTTCGGCCAGCATAGCCGCGCCTCCGCTTGAATACGGGGTACCGCGTTCGAAAGCTTGCAGCGCGCCGGCAGCGACATAGCCGGCCGCCGCTGCGCCGGTCTCAATCGCCGCCTGCGCATAATACCCGGGAGCTGCAGCGACGGTGAACGGGTTGGAAGCATATGCCGAGGCCTGTGCATAGTCCAGCGCCGCCTTGGCGGCCATCTGGTCGGCAAAGCCCTTCACGATAGCGCCAATGGAATGAAGGGCCGCAGTTCCCAGAGCCTGCCAAGCGTTTTCCCCTGTCTTGAGAGCCCCGCCCAGAGCCACCATAGGGCCTTCTACCAGCCCAGTAATGGCACCACCAATCAAGGCTGCATTCTGCTGAAATGTCTGCGCGGCTGCAGTCGACGCCGAAGCCGCCTGTAGGGTCAAGGCAGTCAAGCTACGTTCGGCCTGTTGTTGGAGTTCATAGGATTGTTCGAGGGCAAGTGAAGCCTTGATCCGTTCCTGGATGCTGATGTCGTAAGTCTTCGCTTCATCGTTGATGATCTTTTCTCGAGCCGCGGCCTGTTGGCCGAGTTTCTTCGTTGCCTCGTCGCCGCCCTGATCCAGTGAGGCATAGAGCTTCTTGATGGTTTCAGAGATACCGGTGACTTCAGCCAACGACACGGCACCGATGGCCTTGATATGCACGCCGACGGCATCCAGAGTTGTTCGAAGTGCCGAGGTCATATTGTTGATGATTCCGATGACCTGGTTTGCCATGGCCGAGAAGAAGTCCAGTACGGCCTTGATCACATTCAGAGCGGCTAGCTGGGCTTCAATCCATGCGGTGTTCCAATCACCGCGAAGAACTGCGGCAACCGCTCCAAACACGGCTTTGAAAGCATCCCCGAAGTCGCGGAATTCATCCCGCAGGAGATCGAAGGCTGGCGTCAAAATGTTCGATAGAACTTCCACGATTTTGTTGATCGCATCGATGACGAGTTTGCCGACGGTAATGAATACCTCACCGATAGGCTCGACGGCGGCCATGATTTTGTTACCAAGTGCCGCCCATTTGTCGCCAAAAGTCTCGGTCGCCTCATTAGTCTTTTCGACAGTCCCGCCGGCCGCGGCAATAGCTTCGGTGAAACCCTCAAGATCGAACCTCGCATTACGCAAGGCGTCAACCATCTTAGGGGCTGCACGAGACCCAAAGGCGTCAACGGCATCACTGAATGCTTGCTGAGGGTCCTGGCCGCTCCTAATTTCAGTTATCAGATCACGGAATTTCTCAGCAACATCACCGCCACCTTCACCCAACTTGAGCACTGCAGTATTGAGTGCGCGAGTGGTGATATCAAGATCAGCGCCGGCTTTCGAGAAGGCCGTTAGAAACCCGATGGAGTCCGTGAGTGAGAATCCAAGCTGCTTAAACTGTGCTGAAGACTGATTTACTGCCTGGCTGATTTCAGTGACCGGTTTCCCCGTAAGCTGGGCGGCACGCGTCAGCTGGTCCATGAGCTCCGTAGAATCTTCGATCGAAATGTTCCACTGGTTCATCAGGTCCGTGACAAGCCGCACCGATTCAGCGACCGATGTCCTGTTCACGTCGGCGAATGACGAAAACTCTTGCGTAGCCTGAACCAATGCATCGCCTGTCAGATCGAGTTTCTGTGCCAGCAGGGAAAATGCCTGGGAAACATCATCGATATTCTGGACGACTCCAGAGCCCATGACCTTCACGAACTCATCGCTGAGTTCTCTCAGTTGCGGCCCAACGGCGCCGGTTGACTTCCCGATGACCGAGAATGCTTCATCGAATTTCTCGCCGACTTCGAAGATCTCTTTTCCGACTTCGAAGATAGCGACGCCGGCGGCAGCAAGACCGACAAGTAGTTCACTGCTGGCGCCGAACTTCTCGGCAAACCCGTCGACGTCCACGCCGAATTTTTTGAAAAGCGCAGATCCCTCTTCGGTCATCTTCTCGAGGTCGAGTCCATACCCTTTGAGCATGCTCTGAGCATTCTCGAGAGCTGTTGCGAGGCCAGAGCCATCACCGAGAAGTTTTGCTGTTAGACTAAAGCCGGCTTGGTCGCTCAAAACATTCCTTCCAACAGTGCGAGCCCTGCGTCGTTCGTTGTGACAACGCCTCTAGGCTTATTCTTTCGCTCGGGCGGATCCGGGATCTGAACGTCTTTGCTGAACATGACCCCGAAAAATCCCAAGTTGTATGCTGCGGCCTCGTATGATCTCAGGTGGTCCAGATACCAGAACTCATCAAGACACGCTAGAAGCTTCCTGGGCGTCGAGGACCAAAATCCCCAGTCCGTCCAGTGGAGATAAGAAAGCGCGGCCGTGTACAAATAGTCCCACGGGATCTCCGCATCCGCGCTCAGGGAGGGTCGATGTCACCTTCCTGTTTAGGCGCCGGGAATGACGCGCGGTAGCTTTCCATGACCTTGGCACCAAGGGCCAGAAGTTCGCCGACCGAAACGGTTGACTGAATCTGAAACTCAGTGGGGATGTCGCGGACCTTCACCCCCTGTTCGTCGAACTGGTTGTGAATCAGCGACGCCCGAACCCAGTCTAGCAGAACGGTGCGCGCTTCCTTGTCGATATTACCCGACTGGAGTTTCTGCCCCATTTCCTGGAACTTTTTCATGGCCTCGCCAGCACCGTATTTTTCGTCGAGATAGTCCAGGCCAAGCATCGTCAGACTCAGACGATATTCCTGGCCAGCGATCACCACGGGCTGGCCCACGTGTTTTCCGATGTTCTTTGCCATGTTCCTTCCTCTTTTTTAGAAGCGGGGCGCGATTGAAGCTTTAGAGGAAAGAGGAAGCAAACCTCCCCACTCCAATATCGCCCCGCCGAATTAGATCTTAGGCCAGGGTCAAGGTGCCCTTACCGACACCCGTTGCGCTGGTTCCGTTGTTGTCTACCACGGTCGAGTTCGAACGCAGAGCCGCGGTCACGGTATTTCCGGCCACGGCACCCGCGCCGAGAGTCCCCGTGAACACGATCGTGTTGTTCGAGAACCCGGCGCCAGGAGTAGTCAGCACCCACGTCGCCGGGACAGCAACGCCGACGCTGGCCGTAGTCGAATTCACGAACAGCACCTCGTTTGCCAAAGCCGTCAGCGTCGATGCACTGGCCATGGTGAACGGAATGGCGCCGGACGTTGAGGCCTTGCTGAAGGTGGCGGTGATCGTCTTGGTCGTTCCGCCGGCCGCGAAGACAACGCTCAAGGCGCTGTTGTCGGCGCCATTAAACTGCACGGTAGTAAACCAGGCAGTCAGAGCCGCAGCGCTTCCGTTCGGGTCGTCGGCGCGCTGGCTCAATCCATACTGACCGTTGCAAGTCAGCGCGACAGCGGCGCCGTCGAGATTGACTTCGATGAAGGTGATCTTGTCGGCCTTGGTTTTCCAATCCGACTTGGGCTTCATAAACTGGACCTTGTAGAACACGACGTACTGCTGCGTGGGGACGCCACCGGTCGTGCTGTTGCGAAGCACCTTGCCAGCCAGCGCGAAGTAGGGCGAGATGTCGTTGCCCTGGTCGAGAATCTGACCATTGGCGTAGGTCTGACCCATCAGAGTCGCAAGCGACTGCGGATCGATGTCGTAGAGCTTAGCGCCGAGGGTTCGGAAACCGGTGGTGCTGCCGACAGCGATCAGCGTGTTGTCACCGAAGAACGGGGTCTGACTCGACTTCGGATCGAAGTTGAGTTCCGCGATACCAGGAAGCGACACCGCCGCTCCGTAGGTGGGAGTACCGGTCGCCGGGTCCGATGTCAGCGGCCAATACGTGAGATTCGAAAGACCGATTACACCGGCCTGGGGGGTTCCGCTCATCTTGAGCCTCCTTTACTGCAAATTCCCGGCAACGATGTTGTCTCGGGAGAACTTCATGACTTTGTGCCTAATCTTCTGACTGGGATCATCCATATCAGTCTGATAGTCTCGAGTAAAAAGAATGCCTTTCATCGTGTTGCTCACCAGATCGGCAATTGTGGACGTCGGCGTTTCGAAATCCGTGAACACGTGGATGTCGACCGCTTCGTCGGCACTGATGGGTTGATTGTCGTAGAAAGTGCCATCACGGTTGTTCGCCTCGGAAAAACTGATGAGTGGCGTCGCCGGGATCTCATCGGGGTACTCCCTAAGAATCTGATCGGAGCTACCGAGAGCAGCGACGAGAACGGAATCAGCCACCAGCGTTTTGTAAACCCACCCGATGATGTTCATGCCTGCATCGCCTCTTGAATGTCGGCCTGCACTTCCCGAATGAGCGAGTACCAAGCTGGCCCAAGATAGGGATGAGGCTTGGTACCATATTTCTGAATGTGGTGAATCAGAGCCTCGATTTCTTGCTGGCTCATGCCCTTCCGCTCGCCCCAGCGCGTGATCGACAAAATGAAGTCGTCATGACCCTGACTAGTGACGTGGGGCCCGGTTCCGAACTCGACCAGCGCGCCATATTCGACAGTCGGGCCGCCGTAGACGACGAGTTTCCCGTCTTCCTGCTGGACGGGCGTCTGCGTGATCGACTGAGCCAAGCGTCCGGTATCCTTGGGCGCATTCCTCTTGGCCTGCGCCAGGATCTTTAGCATCCCCTGAACGAGGGCGCGAGAAAGTTTGTCCTGCTGCTGTTTTCCGAAAAGCGAGAACTTTTCGGCTGCCACGTTGAGTTCGTTCTGGATCTCGCTCATATCGGTGACTTCCCTTGATAGGGTTCGCAGATCATTTCGGTATGAATCCAAGGCCATGGATTGACAGCGCGGATCTGGTAAGTCTTAGAATTGGCGAGGTCTTTCATGGCCCACGACTGCCCGAGTTCATAGGTGCCGGGAATGAATACCCGCTTTGAATCTGTGGTGAGCGATGAGATGCCCCAACTTTTCAACTCGGCCTCGGTGAGCGTCGCCGGCTGAACGCTGGCACCAAGAGTGAGCGCCAGCGTGAAAGTGAACTTCGGAATACCCTCGTTGTTCGGGTCGATCGATGAGGTTCGGCTGTAGATTTCAACGGTAGTGGTGAGAATCACGCTACGGC